TATGCTTAGTAATGCATATAAAGAGATATATTATATAGGGTAGTCTATGGGGCGTCAGTGCTTAATATATACTTATTTATATTAAAAGTCACGTTATTTAACCCTTGCATTCTACCGCCATTCTAGTGCAGGGCATAAGTATATATAGGGTGCTATATATGAGTATAGCATGGAGACCGACCAAGCAGAACTTTTCGAGGAGCTATCACGAAGAGTCTACGAAGAGTTAGATGACAAAACAAGTATGATGCCACTTAGACAGTGGTTAGACGACAAGGAAAGGCGCAGTAGTATGAGAGGCTACTCTGATGAGATAGGACCATACTACGTCGTTCCTTTGTCAGTATTTGAACAGTGTGGAATTGATGAGGAAGAGTTTTTCTACGGCAAAACTACCCATCACAAACACACTTTTGAACGAAGGCATCAGTGCTGGAAATGTGATAAAATACACGTTTACCTAGACAGTGAATCCGTGTGCGATTCATGCAGAGGGGAAGCATGAGGGGAGAAATGGTTACCCGCTCCCTACCAAAGGAGGTGATAAGAAAAAGGCCGAAAGGCCAAACAAGGATGATTATTTAA